CCTTGATGTCGCCCAGACGGTCTACGACGTTGCCTGCAAGGTCGATGGTATTAGGTTGTGTAGCCATTAGTAATTCCCTTCTGTGTTGTTGGTAACACGGCCTCTAAACCAGTTCGTTGCAGGCGTCAACACCTTATGTGTAAAAAATTACGTGTCCGTTCTTTATTTCTATCAGCGGGTCTTTGCGCTTGGCCAGCGACTGGATTGCACGGTCCAAATCGCGGCGGCGAAGGTCGCGTTTCGGCGGCTCTGGCTTCGTCATGGCGGCGAAGCACTTGTCGAACAGTTCGGCCAGTGGCGCACGCTCAACGCCCGCATACTGGTCCTCGATGATTTCAAGCACGTGACGCTCATGTGGACCGAAGCGTTGAGCCTTTGGACCCGTCTCCTGAACCACCGGCACAGGCACGTCAGCCTCGACGGCAACGCAGCTCGTGATGGGATCGCCATCGGCGTCCATGCCCACGACTATGGTTTCCAGACGGAAGCCCCACTTCAGGCCGTCATCCCCGTCCTTCATCTTCGTGATGCGCAACTCGCGTGTGCCGTTCTCGTACTTCAGAACCTCAAGTTCGGCGTCAGCCGCCGCACGCTTGCCTGACCAGCCGCGCACGCCCTTCGACGCGTCCTTGCCGCTGTGGTCCACCATTAGGATCGTCGCGCCTGTGGCTGTCTCCAATGCACGCGCATTGGCCAGCGCCAGACCGACGTCCTCGGAGCTGTTCTCGTTCGCGCCCGGCGTGACCTGCGCCATCGTGTCAACGATGATGACGTCCGCGCCGCCGGATGCGGCCACAGCCGCAGCCAGTTCGGTCACGTCCTCGGACAGCAGGAAGTTCGGCGGCACGGTCAGCAGGCCGATGTCAACGTCAGCCGGATCGATCTTGTGATGCTTCAGGTACGCCTTCAGGCGCTTGCTCATGCCCTTGCCGCCCTCGGCGGCGATGATAAGCACGCGGCCCTTCTTCGTCCGGTTGCCGCGCCACGCGATGCCCATAGCGATTGCATAGGCCATGTCGATGGCGACAAAGGTCTTGCCTGAGCCTGACGCGCCGAACAGCACGATAAGCCCAGCGTCAGGCAGCACGTTCTTAATCAGCCAGCCGCCCGGCTCCATCATGATGCTGACGGCCAGTGACGTGATAGGGAAGCGGCCCGTATACTCTTCGGGCGTGAACATGCCCAAGGCAGGCGTGGCGGCAACCGCGCTCATTGCTGTGCGCAGATCGTCAACGGTTGCCGCCAAGGTGGGGCGCGGGGTGGATGATGCGCCAGCCTCCTTTGCCATCTTGATGACGGACGCCATAGTCACCTGACGGTGGCCCGAACCCTTGCGGCGCTCGAAACTGTCCCATTGCGTCCGTAAACCTTCCTCGCTGGGGTACTTCGACCCCTGCGCCGACCAGTCGTTCCATATCTCAAAGCCAGTGTCATCGCCGTCGCACTCGTGGTGCAGCGCCATGCCGACCCTAATCCAGTCTTCGCGTGACATGTCCGCGTCGAGCACGGACAGCAGCTCTTCCATCTGGGAGATGCTCAGGCCGATCTTCGGCTCGCGTCCGACCATGAAGTCGTCAGGGTCAGCCACGCGCTGCTGCGTCGCAGGGAAGCGCGCCGCGCATAGGGGTGCCACCAGTGCGTCCAGATCGGCAATGGTGTCCTCAAGGCCGAGTAGGTCGGTGTACGGCATGGCGTTGCCGGTGAACGTCACGAAGCCGTTGCTGGTGAAGACTTCGAAGCCGTAGGGGTTGCCCTCGCTCGGTGACTTACGGTTGCCGTAGGAGCCGCGCACGAAGGCGCGGACGCCCATGCCGCTGGGCGAGTACTCGGCGTAAGTCTGGCTGGCAATCTGCTCAATCTCTGGGGGTAGCTTACCCTGCGCATCGACGCAGTTGTCGAAGTCCAGCGCGGTGATGCCGAACTCTGGCATGAGCGCCAGACCGATGCCGGTGAAGCCACGACGTGCTGCCGCGTCACGCGCAGCGGCGAAGGTGGTCATGCGTCCGCGATCATCGATGCCACCCTGCTTGCCGTGCCGCTTACCGCCGTCGGCATAATATGGCACCTTCAGCGGCTTGCCGTTGGGATTGTCGGGGTCTTGCTCGAACCGCCAGATGAGCCAGCCCTGTAGCTCCCGCAGTTCAGCGGGTGCCAACACGGACGTGTTGTGCGGTGTGATTGGCTGCACGTTGCCCACGGGCGGTCCCTCCTCGCTCACGGCGTTCAGTTAGTTGCGAACAGAGCGGCAAGCTCTGGCTTAAACAGGTCGGCCCGTGGGATGTCAAACAACTTCTCAATCTCTAGCGCACGCTGGGCTGGCACCCAGCCCTTGCGCAGCCAGACGTACACCGCCTGATGCGATACGCCGAGCTTGGCGGCGAGCGGATTTGCGCCGCCCGCCATGTCGATGGCTTTCTGAATGCCTGTCATTTCAATCTCCATTATGCGGCCAGCTTCTTGCCGATGCGTGCCTCAACGGCGTGCCTCAGCATGAGCGGCGACGTTATCCATATCTTGGACACAGTGCGGTAGCGTTGCGTGAGCTGGCTCAGTTCCATATCGGCCTGACGCAGTTGCTCGGCCAGACGGTCGCGCTTGACAAGCGCCTTGCGGGCGTCGGAGAGGACGCTGTCGATAGTGTCGGTCATTTGAATGTCTTCCCCTTGGGGCCGATGCAGCCGGTCTTTGGGTTACGGAAGTGGCCTTGAGCTATCATCGCCTTCAAGTTGGTAACCCGCGCGTCGGCTTCGTCAAGCTCTCTGTAGAGCGCGTCGATGAGATGCGCTTGGCGTTCCATTATGGTCTTTGCGCGGCGCAGTGCGCCCCACGGATTGATAACGTCCATCATGTCAGTTTCCCCTCATTGTGTGATAGATGCTCCAAACTGCGAATATAAGCGCCGCAGAGAAGGCGAGTGTGATAAGTTCGTGTAGCATAGTCTGTCCCTCCTCAGTGTGTGGTGCTGTGCGCGGCGTGGGCAAGGTTATGCACCGCCCGCTGTATCGCTTCATCAATGGTGATGAAGTCTTTGCTCTCGGAGATGATGTGTGCCGCCTCCATGAGGACTTCAGCCGCTATGGCATTGGCGGCTTCGGTAATTATTTCGTCCATGTGTATGTCCCTTCGTTGTTGGTCCGTCTGCAATACACAAGTTGATTGCGGATGCAATACCCCTACGGCAAAATAATTGATGACTTCGGCTGCGGTGCTTCTCCGCGATGCAGATTGTCCTCGATGCTCTCGATGATGCCACCGACAAAGCCGCTGGCGAAGCGCAGGGTGCCGATGTCAGCAGGCCCAGCGGTGCGCGTGGCGACGTCTATGCCGCTCTGCATCGTTGTCAGCATCTCAATGACGGCTGCCTTCTCGGCCTCGACTGCGGCTGTTATCTTCTTGCTCATCTCGATAGGTTCCAATCTACTAAGCGCAGTGTGCGCGGTGGTATGCTCGACACGCGCTGGACGGCGGCGTCGGTTATCTTGACGCTGTGCGCGTACTGTATGGCGGCGAGCTGCTGCGCAGGCGTCATCGGCCCGTGCGTTCGGCCAGAGGCCAAGATCGCGGCGCACAGGTTCTTCGATCCGAAGAAGGCGTCCTCGATAATCTGGCGCATCTTAGGTTCGAGGCCGATGGGCGACTTGTCGGGGCCGTCACTGGCTGGTGCCCTGCTCTTCTTAGGGGCGGGTGCGACGCGCCGCTTGGCGTGCGCGCCGCTCATGCGTTGAACTCCGCGTTGAACTCTGCGTCGAAGGCTTCCGCGACCGTTAGCTGGCCGTGCCAATCTTCGAACGCGTCATAATCTTCGCTGCGAAATTCGTTCCACAAGTCATCCAGATACCCTTCGCGTATCAGCTCAAGCTGCTCCTCGTGTTTAGGCGAAAACTCGTCGAACTCTTTGGCATGCGCCACGGCCTCCACCATCAGTGCAGCGGTGCGTTCGTCTTTAGTCCAGTCAAGCATTTTGTAGTCCTCTTGTTGTTGGTGAGGCTGTCACTAAACCAGTTCGTTGCAGGTGTCAACAGGCTTATTTAATGCGTGGACGATGGTGGTGTGGCAGCGGTTCATTATCCTGCCAATCTCGTTCGTTGAGTAGCCCTCCTCTCTGAACATTAGGATGCACAGGCGGCGCACGCCGACCAGATGCTTGAGGCGCGAGGGGCCGAGGATGTCATGCACCGTGTAGCCGTGCTCCTGCGCGATGGCGTCGATGGCGGCGAGGTTCTTTTCTCTGGGTGTCATTTGTCGTCCTTTAATGCTGCGCGATCCGCGTACCATTGCTTCTGGACGCCTTTAAGCCGCGCCTTGGCTATGTTGGCTTCCTTTACCGCTGCCGCGTGGTCGCGTTTCAGCTTTTCGATCTCTGCCGCTTGGGTTTCGCAGTTGGGGCAGTGCTGGCTCATGCTGTCGTCTGTCACTGATCCCAATCCTTATTGTTTTTGAACATGTAGGCCAGAAGCCGGTCGATGATGCGGTGTATCAGTCCCACCAGTCTTCCTCCATCTCTTTGCGATCCTCGGCTGTGAGCGGAGGGCGCGTTGCGAAGAGGTAGGCGGTGAGGGATAGCAGCCCAAGGACCACGAAGAATAAAGGTGTGTCGCTCATGCCGGTGACACCTTATGCTCACCGGCACGCATCACGCGCTGCTTCCGCCCAGAGGGGCCGACGCGCTTGTCTGGGCCGCATGTGATGAAGCCCTTGCGCTCCAGTGCGGAGAAGCGGGCGGTCACGCTGGAATAGGGGAGGTAGGAGAACTTCGCCAACAAGTCGGCGGAGATGCAGCCTGCGGCTCCAGAAGCTACGACAGCTTCATGCACTACCCGTTCCAGATACGATGTGTCCACGCTGTGCGCGGCTTCCGCACTCGTGTCAGGGTCTTCTGCCCGATACAGTTCAGTCGGGTCTGTTCCATATTGTTCGTTCATTTGCTTTGCTCCTTAAAATCTAATCTCATCGTCGGCCCATTCATAAATATCCCAGCCGAAATTATCGAACAGGAATTGGCGCAGGGTCATTTGCGCTTGTCCCGTATATAAAACCAGTCAGCCCATGAAATGCGGCCAGACCTGCTCCCCGAAAAATAGAAGATGCCCTTGCCCTTGCGTTTGTCAGCCATCTCAATACGCTTAGTTTGGATTGGGTTGGTCATTTGCTTGTTCCTAAGTGATCACCGCGTTCAATCCCATCAGCGGCGCAGGTTATTGCGATGGCGGACAAGCGATGCTCCTTGCCTTCCGGAAAGTTAATAGCCATCTCACGCAGCAGCGCCACAACCTTGGCGCGCTCTTCGCTGCGGATGCCATCAGTGTAGTCCTCTACGGCCTTCTCCGCGAGCCTATCGGCTTCGGATATAGGGATTGCGCCGTCGCATGGCGTGATGTGGAAGTCGCCGATGCGGCCATAGATTTCGACCAGCGTTTGAACCAGTGTCTTTTGTTCGTTGGCCATGATTTGCTCCTTTATGTAGCTGAATAGCTTTTGCGTGGGCACGTCGCCGATTGGCACGTCTGCTCACTGGTGGGTGGGCAGATGCAGCCACGCGGTGGCGGTGTATATTGCTGGTGCGGTTCTTCCCGCAGACAGCCAAACTGGACGCACAGGACATTGGCGCAGGGCGCATGGCAGGCGGGTGTCACCCCAAAAGCGGCTAACCATCCTTCAGTCACAGCGACCTCCTTGCAATTTACAATGGCCTATGATTTTCTCGGCGTGTTGCCCATATTTAGAACACCAGTCGTTGTACACACGGGCGTGTGTCGATCCCTTCGGATGCCCTGCCACGTGGTGCTGCTTACAACCTTTGCAATGTTTGTTCATGCGTCCTTCTCCCGTATCTCCAGCCCACGGGCGTCCAGTGCGGCGCGGAGGTCATCAGCGTGTTCAGAAAGTTCTTTCCACGGCACAAAATCCACTTGTACTAACGCCTCCACCAGCGGGTCAGGCTTGGGCTTGGGGATGATGAGCGTCTTTAGTTTTTCCCAAGCGTCCGCACTAGTTTCGTTGGTTGCGTTGACATGGGCATACACAATGTCGCTCACCTCTTGCTTAAAGGCTTCGTGCTGTTCGATGGCGCGGCATAGTGCTTCGATTTCAAATGAAAAGGGGTGTTCACGGGAAATCATCACCCAAAGCCGGTAGTGTCGCTCTTCCCGCACCTTGTTAATCAGCTCCAAGGCTTTTTCTTCAATGTCCGTCACAGCGATCTCCCAATCTCGATGCCCTTGCGGATGCCTTGCTCGACCAGACGCATCCAGATGGTAAAATCGTAATTACCATTGAGGTAATAATCTGACGCATCACTACTAGCGTCTTTCCGTGCTTGCTCGGCACAGATGGCGCGAGCAGCCTCGCGAATTGTCATATCATCTTCGTGGGTCATTGCTCATCCTTTAAGGCTGCGTGGGCTGCAAGGAACAGGCGCGCTTGACGTCGGTACTGGTGCCACGCGGGGCCAAAGCAACCGACAGCGTAGCCGTTCCACTCGCTCCGCCTCTCTGCGAAATCGTTAGGGCCGCCTGATGCATTGGCTTCGGGGTTAACTCCGTCGGCCTCGCACATGGCCCGCGCCAGCTTCTCGATCAGTTCGTCGGTCATTCGCTTTCCCTTGTGATCGAGGTGTTCTCGCTGCTTGGGGTCATGCCGTTTGTGGTGCGATAGACGCTCTCACGCAGGACAGTCGGCTTGAAGACGATCTGCATGGCGTCCTTATAGGCTGCGGCCACAGCGGCATGCTTATCGGCTCTTGCGATGGCGGCACGAGCCTCTTCGACGAGGCTGTTGTTCTCTGCGATTTGCGCCCGCAAGAGGGCGACTTCTGCCTGCGCCTTTGCCAGTTCGTTTTCTGTTTCGGCATATGACTTCCACGCCCTGTCCGCTTTCGCTATGGCGTCGTCCCGTTCGTGCTCAAGTTCAGCGAACCCGTCCTTTAGCTTCTTGATGCCGTCGAGGGCGTCGAGCGAAAAGGTATTGTCTACGACCATCTGGTCGATGTGCTTCATTAAATCGGTCATGTGTCTTACCTCAGTCTAGTTATGAATGTTACGCCGTCGATTGTGCGGCACTTGAACGCCTTGCCGTTGCGTATGCCGTACTGGCTGACGTTGCGGCTGGTGCGTTTGGCCAAGCCCTTGCCGTCGGCTGGCATCGTTGCCACCTCGCCGACTTCCAGAGTGCCCATCGGGTAAATCATCGGTCTGGCCATTATTCGCCCCGCGCCTTGATCATGGCGTCTGCGGTGGCGTAGCTTGTTTCGGCAAGGTACTCCAATGGGTAGGCGTTGTTCGGTTGTCGGCCAGCCAGCAAGCCGGTGAGCGCCTGCCCAGCGAAGTAGTCGCGCAGGGTCATGCCGTCTTCGAAACCCTCGCAACCTGCGGGGATGGCTATTGGAAATGCGTTCATTAATCTGTCTCCTGTTAAAATTCTTCGGTGATGACGGTCATTTCATCAACCATATCATGATGGCGTCGTACAGGTCGTACTTGCTGTCGCCAAAGTTGACGAAGAGGATGAAGCAGACACAAAAGAAGTCCATCCCAGTGCGTACCGTTACCGTTTTATCGTCGCTCATGCTGCCGCCCTTTCTTGTTGCTGGATGTGTAGCGCCTCGTCCAGCAGCTCCTCACGCAGCGTGTGCAGCGCGGCCAGTCGGTCGAAGTGGATGTTGCGGTCGGCAACGAGAGAAACCTGTTCAAGGTCGCTGGGGTAGTCGCGACCGTTGGGCGTGACTTGCTTGAGCGCCTCGATAAGCTCGTTGATGAGGTCCATCGCATTGCGGCGTGGATCGATGAGGTCAAAGGCGCTGCTGCCGTTGATGTTCAGTGTTGGTCGTATCATGTGATTGTCCCTTAGTTCGTTGTTGGTCTTATCGTCTGTAAACAGTTTGAGGGTAGGGTCAAGCGCCTATTTCAGCCCTCCTTAAAATCTGCGTACTTCAGGATTTCTTTGCGGACGCTCTCGATTGCGGCCTTGCGCTTGGCGATTGAAGCGCCGAGGTCGATGTCGCGGAACCTTTCATTGTCCACATCAGCTCTCTGGTAAGTGTACAGGGCGAGGACGTGCGTCTCGTAGGCCAGCAGCAGGCTGTTCAGTTCAAGGCGGCGCGTGTGCCTCGTTACCTCTGGCGGTGGCGGGAACTTTGATTTCGCGCTCCAGATGGCCTCCTTGATTTCACTGAGGGTCTTGCGGCCTATGCCGTGCTGCGTGTGGAGCTGCTTGTCGATCAGCGTCTTCAGGGCGTCGTACAGGGTGCGCACGCCTCCCTTCTTGAGTGCGTTGAGCGTTCGCACGCTCAGGTTGACGTCGTCGATGCTGATGTGTTTCAATCGCTCGTCGAGTTCGGTGTTCATCGCCTTCATTCTGGCTTGGACGTCTAGGGTCATGTGTCTTGTCCTTTCGTTTACTTGATGCGCCACACGAGGAGCATGTTGTTCTCGCGCATGGTGCGCCAGCGCCAGCCGTGGACGTGGCTCTTGTTGAGCGAGTAGATGAGGCGGCGTGTGCGCTGCATCTCTGGCGGTGACAGCTCGAACTCGCCGCAGCGTGCGAGAGGTATCGCTAAGATGCGGTCGTCAGTTGGTATGCGTATCATTGCACCTGCTCCCGCGCTGTGTTCTCCCACGTCAGGGGCTGGTAGGGCTTGCCCTCGATGGCGTCGCTCGGCGTGCCGAAGGACCAGTGCCCGTTCCAGAAGAGGTAGACGTACTCGCACCACGCCTCTTCCGCGTAAGTGATGGCCTCACGCACGGTGTCGAAGCGCTTGGGCTTGACGCTGGCCCAAGGCTCGCCGCAATCGCGGTGGTAGGCCACGGTCGTGCCCTCCTCTTTGTTGTCGAACGTGTGGTTGAACGGGTCGAGAGGCTTTGCGCGCTCGCCCAGCGACGAGATGTCGCCGAGGTTAATCAGCTCGCGAGCCTTGCCCTTGCTGCTGTAATGCTCAAGGAGCAGGCGGCCATTGTGCGACAGATAGCCGTCCCAGTGGCAGTAGCTGCCGGTGAAGTCGCCCTTTGGGTTTGCGACGATGATGAATGAACGTGTTGCCATGATATTATGCTCCTGTGATCAGTTGCCGCGATAACGCGGATGGTTTTTGACGAAGTTGTGAAAGGCGGTAAGCGGCAGGTTGGCCACGCGCTCGAACTCTGCCCACTGCGCCTTGCTTGGCCCATGATAGCCGCTGCTCTCTTCGCAATGGCGGTCCAGCACAACGCACTTGTCATCGTCGTTCAAGATGAACAGGCCGTTATGCTCTGGGCCGATCAGGCCGAAGGCGTTATACGCGCCTGCAATGCCGATGACGTAGTTGGTGCCGCCGATATGGTAACGACGCGCCGCGCCGTCTGCGTGTAGGTAGTTGCCTATCTGGTTGCTGATACCGTTGCTCATGATGTACTCCCTTTCGTTGTTGGTCCGATTGCATATAAAGCATTTGAGGGCACCGTCAACCCCCTACTTGTAAAAAATTACACATGTTACATTTGTTTGCAATCATGTGGTTTACACCGTCTGAGATGGCCCTGCAACCAAAGCGTTTACACCGTCCCGTCTCAATCCCATGGTGCAGTGAAGGGTCACGGTGCAAACTGCACCATCACGACCAACCCACGGGTTATAGCTTGCTAACCGTGGGGTGGTGTGGGTGGTGCACCCAAATTTTCGTGGGTGGTGCAGATCGAAATGGGTCGTATAGAAAATCGATGTTGGGTCTGAACCATCACTCGCACCATCTGCTGAAGGGTCATGGTGCAGGTCAACTTGTAGTTTTTTGCAAGTTGGATATTGGCACCACAGTCGGACATGATTGCCGTCGCGTTTTGTGTCTGTCGGCATAAATGTTGCGTGAGCTATTGCGCTGGGCACTGGCAGGTGTTATTTGCGCCATCGTGACTGGTAGCACTGTGTAAACGAACGGAGCATGCAGACGATGCCGTACCCGGCGAAGAAGACTGATAAGTTGGTGGCGGAGGTGCTTGAGCGCCTGTCGCTCGGCGAGACGTTGACGTCGATTAGTCGCGACTTGAAGTTCAGCGCGATGTCGTGGCAGCGGTGGCTCAGGGAAGACGAAGAGTTAGCGTCCGCGCACGCGGAGGCTAGAGCCGCTGGCGCAGACGCCATCGCCGACCACGTCATGGAGATCGTGGACGCGACACCCGAACGCTTCGAAGGCAAGATTGACAACGGCTCAATAAGCTGGGCGCGTAACCGCGCCGAGTTCCGCCTGAAGCTGCTCGGCCACTGGCAGCCGTCGAAGTACGGCAATAAGGACAACGAAACCTCGAACAAGGACGGCAAGGGCGTCCCTGAGATTGACACTGACGAACTGATGCTGCGTCTCGGCGAGCGCCTTCTGTCAACGAAGCGCGACGCCGAATGATACACCGCCGCCGCGAAGCCGAGCTGGTCAAGCCGGGCATCAACATCATGTGGGAGCCGGTGGCCAAAGGCGTGATCGTCAAGACGCCGTGGTTCAGTTGGTACGTCACATGGAACCGGCACACGCGCCGCGTGAGTTTCGCCGTACCGCACGGCTTTAATTGGCGCGCACCTCTCGGTCCGTGGCGTCGCATCCACGATCTTGAGACCGCAGCCAAGCATCACGAGACCGAGAAGTACGCGCTCAACCACGCGCTGCATCTGGCCAACGAGCGGTACGACAAAATCCGCGCAGCCAACGCCGAACTGCGCGAAACCCTGACGCTCTATCGCAATGCTTGACGATCTCACCATCGACCTGTCCTTCGTTCGGAAGCTCCCGCCGGAGAAGAAGGTGTACGTCGATTGGCAGGCACGCTGGTCGGACACGGCGCGGCCAAACCAGATACCGCAGGCCGACTTCAGCGAGTACGGCTTCATGGCAGGACGCGGCTTCGGCAAGACGCGCATCGGTGCCGAGTGGCTCGGCGCAAAAGCCTTCGCCACGCGCAACACATACTGCGCCGTCATCGCGCCGACCTATGCCGACGTCAAGCACACGTGCTTCGAAGGCGAGAGCGGCCTGCTCAACGTCATACCCGAAGCACTCATCAAGCGATACAACAGCTCCGACCTTGTGCTCGAAATGAAGAGCGGCACGACGATACGCGGCTTCACGTCCGAGAAGCCTGCGCGTCTGCGCGGTCCGCAGCACGAGTTCATCTGGTGCGACGAGCTTGCCGCGTGGCAGAACGCCGAAGAGACGTGGGACATGGCCATGATGGGCCTGCGTCTGGGCCGCGCTCCGAAAGTGGTCTGGACAACGACACCGCGCCCCGTCGAGCTGGTGCGCAAGCTCATCGTGCCGAAGGCTGGCCGCGTCGTGGTCTCAGGCTCGACGTTCGACAACAAGGATAACCTGCCCGACCGCTTCTTCGAGCAGCTTGAGCAGTACGAGGGCACGACCATCGGTCGGCAGGAACTGTACGGCGAGCTTATCGATCCCGAAGAGAGCGGCGTCATCAAGCGGAGCTGGCTCAAGCTCTGGCCATCGAAGAAGCCGCTGCCCGCCTTCGACTGGATCATCATGTCGCTCGACACCGCGTACACCGAGGCCACCCGCGACAAGAAGAGCGGCGAGGCGGACTACACGGCGTGCAGCGTCTGGGGCGTGTTCCAGCACGAGACGAAGGGCTACGCCTTGCTGCTCGATTGTTGGCAGGAGCAGCTCGGCATGCCCGACCTCATCAAGCGCGTGAAGAAAGAGATGAACACGTCATACGGCGACGATCAGGACGTCGCGATGATTAAGCCCATGTACGGCAGCGCGAAGCCGCTGACGTCAGGGCGCAAGCCAGACATCCTGCTGATAGAGGACAAGGGGAGCGGCATCAGCTTGAGACAGATGCTCGAACGCGAGGGGATACTGGCACACGCCTACAACCCCGGTCGAGCAGACAAGCTGGCGCGCCTGCACGTGGTCAGTCCCGTGTTCGCACGGCGCAGGGTGTTCCTGCCTGAGAGCGACAAGTTCCCCGGCAAGCCGCGCGTCTGGGCCGACCCGCTGGTGGCGCAGCTATGCAGCTTCACCGGCAAGGGGAGCATCAAGCACGACGACTTTGTGGACAGCACGACGCAGGCCATGCGCCTGATGATGGACAAGGGACTGCTCGGCTCGCTGGTCGATAAGCGGCAAGAGATGGACAAACCACCGCCGAAGGTGATACAGAACCCGTACGGGCAATAAGGATTAGGCAATGATCGAGGAAGAAGACATCATCGAGGGCGAAGTCGTTGAGTTTGAGAACGACGACGTGACCGACGTTGAGGACACCGAGGACGGCGGCGCTATCGTCACGCTCGACGAGGGCGGACCCGCCGCAGGCGAGAGCAGCTTCTACGACAACCTCGCAGAAACTATGCCCGAACCGGACCTAAAGGCGCTGGCATCGAAGTTCCTCGAACTCATCAGCCGCGACAAAGAGGCGCGCAAGAAGCGCGACGAGCAGTACGAGGAGGGCATCCGCCGCACTGGTCTGGGTGATGACGCTCCCGGCGGCGCACAGTTCAACGGCGCATCGAAGGTGGTCCACCCGATGATGACCGAGGCGTGCATCGACTTCGCGTCACGCGCCATCAAGGAGCTTCTGCCGCCGCAGGGTCCAGCCAAGGACTTGATTGAGGGCGAAGTCACCATCAAGAAAATACAGAAGGCGAAGCGCAAGACGTCGCTGATGAACTGGCAGCTCACCGTGCAGAGCCAAGAGTTCCGCTCCGAGCTTGAGCAGCTCCTGACGCAAGTGCCGCTCGGCGGCGCGCAGTACCTCAAGATGTCGTGGGACGAGGCGCGTAACCGCCCCGGCTTCCTCGCCGTCATGATTGACGACATGTATCTGCCCTTCGCGGCGACCAACTTCTACACCGCGCAGCGCAAGACGCACGTGCAGTATCTGACGCAGCTTGACTATGAGCAGCGCGTCGAGAGCGGCATGTATCGCGACGTTGACCTGACGCCAGCCGGTCAAGAGCCTGAGCGTTCGGCAGCCGACGTGGCGAACGACAAGATTGAAGGCCGGTCAGACACCAGCTACAACGAGGATGGCCTGCGCACCGTGTTCGAGTGCCACGTCATCGCCGACGTTGAGGGCAACGGCAACGCGCCGTACATCATCACCATCGACAAGCCATCGAGCAAGGTGCTTGCGATATACCGCAACTGGGACGAAGAGGACGAGAGCCGCGAGCCGCTGGACTGGTTCGTCGAGTTCCCGTTCATCCCGTGGCGCGGCGCGTACCCAATCGGCTTGCCGCACATGATCGGCGGCCTGTCCGCTGCCGCGACCGGCGCACTGCGCGCACTGATGGACAGCGCACACATCCAGAACGTGCCAACGATGCTCAAGCTGAAGGGCGGCACACGCGGCGGCCAGTCGCTGAACATCCAACCGACGCAAGTCGAAGAGATTGAGGGTGGCCTCAACGTGGACGACGTCCGCAAGCTGGCCATGCCGATACCATTCAACCCACCATCGCCGACCCTATTCCAACTGCTCGGCTTTGTGGTCGATGCGGGCAAGGGCGTGGTCCGCACGTCGATGGACAACCTCGCCGACCAGAACCCGAACGCGCCAGTCGGCACGACGCTTGCGTTGATACAGGAGGGCATGACCGTGTTCTCCTCAATCCACGCGCGTCTGCACAGCGCAATGGCGCGCACGCTGCGCATCCTGCACCGCCTGAACGCGATGTATCTGGACGACGCGGACGTGAAGCAAGAGGTCGGCGAAGTGCTGGCCACGCGCGCAGACTTCGAAGGCCCGATGGACGTCGTGCCTGTGTCCGACCCATCTATCTTCAGCGAGAGCCAACGCTTTGCGCAAGTGCAGGCCGTGTCGCAGCGCGCCGCTGCGCTGCCGCAACTGTACAACCAGCGCAAGGTCGAGGAGCGTCTGCTTGAGACGATGCGCGTCCCGAACCCGTCCGACCTGTTGGTCCCGCCACTGGAGCCGAAGCAGCAGAATGCGGTGAACGAGAACGTCGCGGCCACGATGGGCCGACCGATTGTCGCCTTCCCTGAGCAGGACCACATCGCCCACCTCAAGACGCACCTTGCGTACATGCTCAACCCAACGCTCGGCGGAAGCCAGCTCATCGCGCCGACGTATCTGCCAATCATTCTGGGCCACATCAAGGAGCACCTTGCGTTGTGGTACGCCGCGACCGTGCTCGATTTGGCCGAAGAGACATCGGGCATCGACATCAGCGAGGACATGAAGAACCTCAAGGACAACGAAGCCAAGCGGGCGTTCGACCGCATGCTGGCCGAGGCGTCCCAGACTGTGGTCACCGACGCGACTGAGGTGTTCGCATCGCTGCCGCCTGTCATCGCGCAGGCCATGCAGATGATGCAGCAGTTCGCGCCGCAGATGCCGCCAGACCCACGCGTCGCGCTTGAAGGTCAGAAGCTACAGGCACAGCAGCAGCGCGATCAGGCGCAGATGCAGCTCGACGCACAGAGGATGCAGATGCAGGCCCAGAAGGATCAGACGGCCATGCAGATTGAAGGTCAGAAGATGCAGGCCGATGCGATGCGGACCCAAGCCGAGATGCAGCTTGAGGCGCAGAAGCTACAAATCGAGCAGCAGCTTGAGCAGATGAAGCAGGACCGCGAGGATGCCCGCACGTCGGCTGAACTCAACGCCCGCATGACCATGAACCAGCAAGACAACCAGACGGCCATGCAGCTTGCGCAGGCCGAGATCATGTCTGGCGAACGCATCGCAGTGTCAACCGGCACT